CAGTGGTCGTGGCAACGAACCCACCGGACTCGGGGACCTGGACCGTGACGGCCCCTGCCGCAGTGGTCGTGGCAACGAACCCACCGGACTCGGGGACCTGGACCGTGACGGCCCCTGCCGCAGTGAGGGTCGCGGTGAAGGCCCCCGACTCGGAGATGCCTGCGCCGGCACCCGCATATGGCGCACGCGCATAGGCGTTACCGCCGTAGCTCATGGCTTAGGTCCGCGAATAGATATGCAGCGTCACCATGCGACGATCACCAACAGTCCATCGCCGCCAATGCCGCCAGCCGAACCGGCAGCACTGTCGTTACCGCCGCCGCCGCCTCCGCCCGAGCCCGTCCCCCCCGCGCCGCCGACCCCGGGTGAGCCTCCTCCGTTGGAGCCGCCGCCGCCACCACCGCCGGTCGAGACGTACGACTGCCCCGCCGAGGGGAGTACCCCGCCCGCGGTGCCAACGACACCCGCCGCTCCGCCCGCAGGAGCGGTCGCCTTGGGCTGCACGGCGGGGACGCCACCGTTGCCCCCCGCGAATCCGCCCGTGCCGGGAAGTTCCGCGCCCCCGCCCCCGCCGCCGGAGGTGTAGATGCCGCGCGAGAGGCCGGTCGACAGAGGCGCGCTCCCGGCTCCGGCAGATCCCCCCAAGCCACCAGCACCGCCCGGTGACTGCCCGTTCTGAGCAGGTTGCGCTATGTTGCCCATGTTGTAGAGCCCAGGGTTGCCGGGTGTCCCGCCCACAGCCACGCAATATGCGCTCGCCTCGGTGGAGTTCCCAAACCATGTGTCGCCCCCGACGATGCCAATAATGCCGGATTGTCCAGCCACCGTTGCGCCCGCGCCGCCCGTGCCATGAGCGCCCACGCTGTAGGCGACCGTGGCACCGAGATCGGTGGCGCGAAAGGTGACCCTGTTCACATCGCCGCCGTTGCCGCCGTTGCCGCCGTTCGCAGACGCGCCGTTCGTCGTGGACTTCGCGCCGCCCCCGCCGCCGCCGCCAGCGCCGACGCAGATCACCTCGACATGAGTGCAGCCGACCGGCTTTGTCCACGTCCCGGCACCTGTCGCGGTGATGACGGTGAGACTCACGAAGTCCGCGGAGGTGGGGGAATGGACCCATGCCGTCGCGGAGTGCGCGACACCTGTCGACCCCTCCCGCGCACGGGTGAACGTGCCGGTCGTCGCCCCCGATGTGAACGCCGTGAGGTAGACAACCTCTTCGTTGGCCGTATCGGGCTCAATGGTGAGTGCGTAATAGTCAGGCGAGACGATGGTGGCGAAGCCAGGGGCGGACGAGAAGGTCCCCGTGACCGTGGAGCCGTCCGCGAACGTGATCGGGTTGGTCGCCCCGAACGATGAGATGTTGTTCAGTCGGAGTCGGGCCATCGCTGGCGCCTCTACTCAGTCAGCGCAGGGATTCGCCCGGCTTGGCGGTACAGCACGGTCGTCTTGGCGTCCGTCTCCTCGAAGTGCTCGGGCCGGATCGCGGTCCAGTCCTCGTTCACGTCATAGGTGGTGCCGTCGTCGAGTGTGACGGACCCCTTGATGGGGCCGGAGAAGAACAGCATCGTGCGTCCGGCCTCGACGTCGTCGGTCGGGTCGAGGACACCGTCCTCGCGGGTCTGCACTAGCCGGCTTCCGTGATCGTCACGGCGGCACTGGCAACGGCGACGGTGGCGCCGGCTGGGACCGCGATGGTGGTGAGGAGGATGCCGCAGAGGTAGGTCGTGGCCGTGCCACCGAGGATGCCACTCCAAAAGCCGAGGCCGAGCAGTGTTGCGATGGCCGGCGTGTTGACGAAGTTCTGCGCGTTGGTCGAGGTCTTGACGCCGCTCGATGGCGTGCCGAAGGTGATCGACTGGCGCACGTAGGCGTTGCCTCCGGCGCTGATCTCGGACGCGCCTGTCGTCACCGGGTCTGCGGAGTGCAGCGACATGTTGACGTTCCGTGTGAAGGTGTACGAGGATGTGGTGAGCGTGCCGAGCGTGCCGCCCGCGCCTTCGGCGGTCGTGCCTGCAGCGATCGTGACCACGACGGTGGCGCCATAGGCGGCGACCGCGGTGACGATGGCGTTGTGGACCGTGATGCCCGCGCCCGCCACGGTGTCGCCTGGGACGATGTCGGTCGCCTCCGACCCGGTGAACGTCAGCGTGGTCGTGGCGTTGGTCGCCGAGGCGGTGTGGGTGAAGGTGTACTGCGGGATCAGGCGCTCGACCGCGGCGTTGGCCGCCGAGGCGCTCATGCGGGTCAGTGCCATTCGGGGGATCCTTTCGGGGAAGGGCTAGGAGAGGGTTGAACTAATTAGGACGCGGCAGAGCGCCTCTCGGCAGCATGCTCGATGGCGACCCGTCCCTGTTCGATCGCGACGCGGTCGACTACATCGCGAGAGGTGTGGCCATCGTTAGGCTTGGAGTCTGCGACGAGCTGTGTGACCTGCTCGGCGATGGTCTCGAGGAGCGCCCCCTGCTCGCGCACCTGGATGATGAGTCCCTTGGGGGGAAAGGGGTTGAGCACGGTCGGAGAGGGGGTGCTCAGGACTCCCGCGATCGTCCCTATCAGGGCAGTGAGCTCCTCGAAGCGTCGGTCAGTGACCCTGGCGTGCTCGAAGTAGGAGCGGCCCTTGCCGAGGAAGTAGCCGCCGATAGCGAGGATCCCGACGACAAGCAGGCCGGCGATGACCTCGACGACGACGGTCGCCACGGGCGAGATCGCCGCGAGCACCTCACGGCTCCTTTTGCAGGAGCGCCGACCACGTCTCGAGGCCGCAGAGGCCATCGATGGTGATCTTCGCGCGCCGCTGGAACTCCTTGACTGCGTTGTAGGTGGCGCCGTCGTAGCGCCCATGACAGACGAGGCCATGACCGGAGAGTCCGAGGTTGTCGAGCTTGTGCTGCAGGAACTCGATGTCAGTGCCGTGGGCGCCGAGGCCGAGCACCTTCGCGGGGTTGGACGGGCGAAACGCGGTGAAGCCCATGTTGGTGTGCGCGACCGGAGGCCAAGGACGCACGGGCTCCTGCGCTGCCATGGCGCGACGATGGCAGATCGGGTGCTGGGGTGGGTTGAACTATCGAACCCCTAGATGGAGCCACGTCTCGGCCGCGACGATGGGGTCACGGACGAGCCCCTCACGGACCTTGTAGCGGATGACATGGTTCCGCGTGAAGTGCCCATAGCCGCCGAGCGGGGCGAACAGCGGTGGCATGATCCCCGCCGTGTTCAGCAAACGACGCAGGTAGACAACCCACTCATAGGGGCACGGCTGCCCGGGCTGGAGCGTCGGCGTCGGACCGTGAGGACGTGCCGCCGCGCCGAGGTGCCACGCGACCGAGTCCACGACGAGCGGCGGGTCCGGGATCGTGATCGCGGTGAGGTCGAAGCGCAGATAGGTCGGCGTGCGGCCGTCCTGGCTGACGTAGACGAGGCATGGGCAACCCTGCTGGCCGAACGAGCTCGTCAGCGGGCCTCGAGGATCACCGACGCCGACGATGACGGCGGTGTGCTGGTTCGAGAGCGGGCCGAAGGCGTCATAGACAACGGTGTCGCCGGGAATGACCTTGGCAACGGGGATCTCCGTGCCCGTCGCGGTGAGGCTCTGGGTGTTCCCATAGGGCAACGCCCATCCGAGTCCACATGGATCGAACTTGCATCCCGCGCACCAGTGGAGATAGCGGACGTACCACGAGCAGTCGCCCTTGAACGTCCAGACGACGGTGCGCGAGGTGAAAATCGGCAGCGGCCGGACCTCGTCGTAAGTGAATGTCGCAGCGTGGCTCGGCCCCTCTTGGGCGAGTCGTACCAGCTCGTTACGGGCATCAGTCATGGGGGGGATCCTATCACCGGGTCATCTCCAAAATGGAACATAGATGCGATTCCCGTTGTTGTCAAGTTGCCGCAGCCATCCCGCCTGCCCGGAGCCCGCAGTGATGCCCGCCGTGTTCCCCATCGTCGCCGCGGCGCTGGACCCAAGCCCTAGCATCGATGGTCCCCCTGACATGCGATAGACGGCCCCGTGGAACTGCCCATTCGCCTCAGTGATCGCACAGAACCCGTCGAACGTGACGTTGCCCTGCGTGCCAGCGGGGTTTGAGGCGGTGTTCACCTCGACCTGATAGATCGGGGTGTCCTGCGGGACGACGCCCGAGATGGTGGTGTCCCAGAGCGCCAGTCCGCCCGCCTTGACACCCTGCCGCGCATTGAAGATGCAGGTTCGGCCGCTGCCGTCCTCGCCAGTGAGCCGCAGATAGCCCGAGTAGTAGGTCGAGTCGGCTGCATTAAGGGATCCGATCGATGCTGTGTGCGCACCGAGCTCGATGCCCATGCAGGTCAGGTGCACGCTGGATGGTGTGGAGAACGCTTGCGTGGCCCGAAACGCCTGCGTATAGAGGGTCTGTCGTCCGGTCGCAGTGGCGTCGAGGAGCTGTGCGCCCGAGCCGTCACGCGCCTCGGCGATGACGACCTGATCCCAGACGTTCGAGGCGTCGCGGATCCTGATGGGCTGGCCGTCATAGATCGTGGTGGTGGTCGAGATCGAATTGGTCTGCGGCGACGAGTTGTTGTTGTTCGCCGCCTCAAAGGTGATGCTGGTGTAGTTGTTGCCGGGGTGGAATGCGTTGCCAGCGTCAGCGCCGCCTAGATCAACAAGCGGATCGGTGCCGTTGGTCGAGGCCGTCAGCCGAAGGTTGGTGTGGAACTGGGCCTCGGCGTCCACCCAGCATTGGTAGAAGGTAATCGGCGTGAACGCATAGGCCATGCCGTCTGAGAACACGGCGCCTGACACGCCCTGCTGATTCACCGTGACGCTGTTGGCCGGTGTCAGCGACGGGGTGAGGACCGGATAGTAAATCTCGTTGTAGGTGTTGTTCGATGCATAGCTGTCCTGATTAGCCGTGTAGACGCCGAGACTCGTGCCCTGCGATCCCCAGAACTGGGGATTGGCGAAGTAGACGGCATTGACTGCGAATGCGGTGACAATGTTGACGATTGGGATGCGCGTGAACGCTCCGATCTCCATGCCGATCTGACCCGCCGCCAGACCGCGCAGGTAGATGCGCCCGATCTTCGCACCCTGGAACGATGCGTTGCCATTGCCAGTGATGCGGAGACATCGGTCGTTATTGGAGAAGTACGACCCGTTCTCGATGGTGAGATCCTCGGTGAACCCCCCATCGACACCGGACCCCGAGAACCCAGTCGTCGCGATCATTCCGAAGGACGGCTGCGCCTTCATGCTGCAGGTCGCAGCAGCCGTGAAGGCACCCAGCGCATAGCTCGTGGCATTACCGCAGGCCGTCACGCTCGCGGTCGTGTAGAGGGGGCCTGCTCCGAGGCCGGTGACGATGAATCGCTGGGCGTATGTCGTCCCGCTAATGACCTGGCGCAGGGTGAGCGCATCGCCCACGACGAGGGGAACGGCGTTTGTCCATGTCAGCGAGGTGATCGTCACGTTCGTCGGCATGGTACCCATCGCGGTGCTGTTGTAAAAGGTCAGGGCTCCCGGGGTGCGGATGCGGTAGCCGGTATGGTTCATGATCCCGACCTTGAAGGTTCCGAAGTTGCCGGGACCGAAGAAGATCCCGCCCGAGCCCGGAGGCGCGTGCGTGCCGTCGATCGTCACGCCGCAGATCGAGGTGGCTTGTGTCATTGCCGACTTCCAGAACGGCTCCTCTGTCCCCGCGGCGCCGATGGACACCTGGCCGCCCGCCCCCGCGCTTCCTGGCGTCGCGGCATTCGTGATCGTGAACACGGTTGAACTCGTGACCGACGCCACCGTCCATGTCCCATTGTAGGCGGCGACAGGTGAGCCGGCGATGGTGATCGTCCTTGCTGCGACGGCATAGTTCGGCTGGCTCGTGGTGACCGTCCATGTTCCACTGCCCGCCGTGATCGACGCGATGGTGACGCCGCCGATCCAGTAGGTCGGATCCTGTATCTGGACGTTGAACATGAAGCCCGGGATGTGGTTGGTATTGTCTGCCCACCACAGACGCGATCGACCCCAGACGCCCTCGACGAAGAGGTTGTTGGTGAGGGTCGTAAATATGGGCCCCGTCCCTCCCGTGAGCCCTGTCGGGTCGATCATGAAATCGCCGGGGGGGATGAAGAATACGCCTTTGGCCGCCATGCAGGCTTGCGCGCAGGCGTAGAACGCTGCGTTGTTCGTCGCGAGATGCTGCGGCGTGTTGTTGAAACAGTCCGCTGCTACCTCGCTGACCGCGCCCCACTGTGCATCTACCGGATTGAACACGCCACGGGCCGCCATCGCGGTCGCTATCTGCCCCGGGACTCCCGAGGCCACGGCACCGGCCGCCCCGTAGGAGTCGAAGGAGAAGGGGGCCACGCCCACTACCGGGTCGGCAACCGTGCCGCTGATGTCGATGTCCGCACCTGGGAGGACCTCGAACACGCCGCCCCCCCCACCACCTCCTCCGCCGCCGCCTCCTCCACCGGAGCCGCCCGCAGTGCCGGCAGAACCCAGCACCATCAGTTGCCTGTTGAAACGAACGACCGCGACGCGGTCGCCGACGACGGGGAGGTACGACGAGAGGGCGTAGGCGGCGGTCGGCGAGGGCGCGATGTCGAGGATCACCTCGAGCGGCGTCGTCGAGAAGATCGTCCCCAGCACGACTGTGTGAGAGTCGCGCTGCATCTGCTTGCTGACGAGCTTGCGGATGGCCGCGACCGTGCGCATCGTGTCGACGAGCTCGTTGGAGTCACCGTTCATTCCGTGCTCCTCTCCCACACGCCGTCTTGCAGCGTCCAGAACCCGCGGCCGTCACGAGTGAGCCGCCAGTTGTTGCCGAACCGCCCGCCGCCCCCTCCCCCGAAATAGCCGAAGCCACCGAAGCCCGGGGCAGCGCCGCCGAAGCCAGCACCGGGGAATCCGAACGGGGAGGCGCCCGTGGCGCCTCCCGAGTAGCCCGAGAATGTGAAGTTGCTGAACGAGAAGTTGCCGTTGTAGATGGGCGAGGTCGGAGCGACCGCCGCGAGCGAGGGCGTGTCGCCGATCGACGAGAGGTACTCGAGGGACGCGCCCATGGGGACCGCCGTCAGGGCCTCGGGAACGATGTCGAGGGGGATCGTGAGCTGCTGGACGATGAAGGTGCCGCGGATGCCTGTCGCCACGTTGTAGACGAAGATCAGGTCGTAGGGACGCAGGAAGGGCACGGGGACGATGTCTGCCGCGATGACGCGGTTGAGGCCGAGCACCTGTGGCAGCGCGATCCTGGCAGCATTACGACACTGGGCTGACGTCGTGGCGATGGAGTCCTGCAGCGGCGGCGCAGGGCGGAAGCCATAGGGACCGAGCGCGTAGGTGTCGCTGCGCGGGTTCATGTCGTAGGCATAGCCGGAGATCGTGGTGTTCCCGTTGAGCGACGTGCCGGTCACGATGATGCCGTTGTAGCCGGGATTGGACGACTTGCTCCGTGATATCTTCACGGCGAGGCTCTTGGCGCCATCCACGAGGGCCAGCACCGTCGCATGGCCCCCCTCGGAGGGCGAGGGACGCGCGACGAACGCACCGACCGGGTCGAAGTAGCAGATGAACCCCGCGCTCGCGCAGAGCGAGACGATCTGCTGCCACGGGTCGTCGCCGGGGGAATAGACCTGCAGCGCAACCGTGGCGTCGGTGCCCGAAATCTTGACCTGCGTGCGCTGGCTCAGCCATGGCGCCTGCTTGGTGAGGATGCCGCGCACCGCTTGCTCGACGGGGGTGCCGTTCGAAATGTTGTAGGTGTCGTCGAACAGGGCGCTGCTGATTCTGCCCGAGCGGTCGGTGCCCGTGATGGTGTAGATCGGGCCGGGGGCCGTGCTGTCGGTAGCGTCATCGACACTGTCGATCCAGAACACGCCAGCGGGCCAGAGGTAGGAGCCATTGTCAAGCACATAGCCGGTCATGATCTGCAGCTCGGTCCCGATCTTGAGGACCGCGTTGGTCCCCTCACCCGCAAGCTGACCGGAGTCGTCGATGCAGCTGAACGAGATCGTCCCCATGTTCTCGGCCGTGACGTCGTAGGTGATCGCCCCACCGGGGAGGATCTCCTTGAGCAGCGCATAGGGCAGCCCGTCATCGTTGAGGACGAGCACCTGTGTGACGTAGTTGAACGACTTGGTCTGGATGGGCGGCGGAGCCGCCAGCTTGGTCACGGCTTTGCGACGACATACATGGTCACAGTGACCGTGCTGTCGACCTCGTCTCGCCCGGTGATCGTGGCGGTGCGCACGCTGCGAAGGTTGGTCACGACACCCGTGTCGGGGCCGAAGCGGATGTACCACTGGCCCATCGGATAGGGACCCTGGAAGAGGAGCGTCTTGCGCGATGCGCGCAGCTGCTCATAGTCCTGGTAGTCCTCGTCGCTGAGGAACTGGAACGTGGCCGAGATGATGGGCAGCGAGGGCACGTCGGAGAGGACGACGGGATCGGGCCGGCCGACCGGGGAGAGCACGTTCTGTCGGTCCGTCGACTTGCGCTCGAAGGGACCATCGGTCAGGCTGAGTCGCATGTTCAGCGTGTGGTTGGATGGGTCCTTGAGCCACCAGTTGAGGGGGTTGGGATGAGCCTGTGAGCCTGTGACCTGCGCGCTTGCCTTGACCGCCGCGCCGACATTGCCCTGTACCTGCACCCGGTACATGCGGGTGAACCCGGGCGTGCCGTTGCGGTCCACTATCGTGGAGACCTGGCCTGCCGCGGTGATCGGCACCGGGGTGTCGTCGAGGACCCACCAGGTCGTCCCGACATCGTCGGAGAACGTGACGATGAACTGCGGTGTCGTCCACGCCGCGATGGACCCGTTGTGGTCGGTGAGCGTGAGCGTGACGTAGGGCTCGAGGAGCGAGGGGTTGGCCGAGTCTGATGGCGTGAGCACCATCGTGGGGTCGGTCGGCGCCGTATAGGTGACGGTGAACCCGAGGTAGGCCCATGCCGAGACCTGTCCGCCGCTCTCGGAAATCTGGACGTAGGCGCGATAGCTCGTAGCCCCCGTGGGGAGCGGTGTCTCGACCTCGACTGCGGTGGTCTGTCCTGCGAGCTGGGTGCTGTCCCAGACGTTCGGCCCGACACCGGGGGCGAACCCTCCCGCGCCGTACTGCGTCGAGTCGTAGATGACGACCTGATAGCCGAGCTGCGCGGCTCCCGGCGCCGTGACAGGTGTCCACGAGACGATCGGGTAGGCGGTGCCGGCACTGACCGCTATCGCCGTGACGGTCGGCGCGCCCTGTCCGGTGACGCTGTTGTCGGGACTCCATGGAGAGATCCCATTGGTATCGAGCGAAGCGACCGACCATGCGAAGGTGGGGCCATTGCCCCATGCGCCTGCCGGGAAGGTGTAGCTCCATTGCGTTGTGCCCGGCGAGTCCGGATTGCCGACCGAGTCCGCATCGGATGATCCCGCGGTGTTCTTGTAGTAGGGGGTCGACTGCCAGATGCCGGTCGTCGCGTTCCAGTAGCGATAGGCCAGTGCGCCACCATATTTGCGACGCAATCCCCAGGCGAGTTGCGTCAGCCCGCCGTTGTAGTTCCATTCGAAGGTGGGCGGTGTGGAGAGATCCTCATAGAGCGCGTCAGTTGGCTGCACCAGCGATGGTGCAAGACCAGGGCCACCATGGGTTACCCCCTGGATCGCGATCGGCGACATCTAGCAGCCGAGCGCCCGCACTGAGCATGCGATGGTCGAGGCTCCCGCGAGTTGCTGCAGTGCCAGTGTGGCGTTACGAAAACCAACGAATCCTATGGCACTCACCTTGAAGTTGCTGAGTGTCCATGATGCAATGTCGTAGGGGTTGACGAGATACATCAATCCTGCAGCGCCGTTCACTACTGCTGCAGGTGCAATGTCGAATGTGCAGACTGCATTGGGAAACGCCACAGGAAACGCATTGGCCGCATCGAGTCCATCCGTGCCGATCGTGATGGTTGTCACCCATTCTTGCACGAAGAAGTTGGGCAACTCGAGACCGGAAGGAACTGTGCCATGGAGGGCTGCTCCACTGAACCCAAATTGCCCCTGCGGATAGGACTGCACATACACCGTGAGCACGGTAGTGAACAGCGCAGTAGTCGTAGAGATGATATAGATCCCTGGAGCTGCGACGAAGAAGGTCAGGTTGCCGTTCGCATCGCTGGTAGTCGGGTTGGCAGTCGGAGTGTTACCAGTCTGATCCGAGTAGAGCGTGGCCGGCGTGGTGCCGTCCGACTTGAAGATCGTGCACAGCTGTCCGGGCGGCAGAAGGTTGCCGGCTTGGTCGATGACGGCCTCTGGGCCATAGACGGCGCACAATGGGGTGAGACTCATGGCTTCTCCTGTTCGGCGGCTTCAACCGCGTCGTGGAACTGTACGGCTCGAGGGTGCGCGAAACTATCGGCGGTTGCGCGCTGCTGGCGCGTGAGGTAGGCGAGGTGCTCGATCGTGCAGGAAGTGCCGCGCATGGAGGCAAGCTGGCGCTCGCGATGGAGCGACGCGGCTATCTCTGACTCCCACTGGAAGTCCTGCACCCCGTTGCGCCATGCTGCACGGGCCTCGGTGGTGAGCTCGCCGTTCCACCAGCCGAGAAGGCAGTGTGAGCACTTCCACGGCGGCGTTTGCTCGTCGGTGGCGAGGGGCACGAGCGGATCGCTGCAGTTCGGGCAGGTCGGGATCATGCTGGCCTCAGCGCCCCGCGATTCATGGCCGCGCGCAGGGCCGCGTTGACGCCACGCTGGGCTGCGGCAGTGAGCTCGGCTGCGGATGTCGACCCGCGTGCGTCGACGTGGATGTGGATCGTGGTCTGTCCAAGCGCATGCCCTGTCGTTCCTCCGGGTGCCGGGTTGGGCGGCCCGGGTCCACCCCCGCGGATGATCGGCGTGCCAGGAGGAACGGGCAGAGGGGGGCCGTAGTGGGGCATGTGCCCACCTCCCGTCAACCCCCCCTTGCTGTTCCCGATGATGCCAAGCGCACTCAGAATTGTGTGGATGATATTGATGAGGGGACCGAATGCCGTGACTGCCAGTCCCACCGCGGTTCTGACGCCACTCACCAATCCGTTCCACATGGTGCTCAGGACGCTCTTGATCGGGTTCACGATATTGGTCTTGATCCAGTTCCATACGGCAAGGATGACGCCCTTGACGGCGCCCCAGGCGGTCGACCATGCAGTCGTGATAACGGTGACAACGGTATGCCACGCGCTCGCAATCGGGTGAAAGACGTTGTTGTCGATGGCCTGCCACGCGTCAACCGCCCACTGCTTGACATCTCTCCACGCCGTCTTGGCGGCGCCGGAGATCGACGTCGAGACGGCGGACCAGGCTCGCATGATCGGATGGATCACCTCGTTGTCGATGGCCTGCCATGCATCGACAGCCCAGTTCTTGATGTCCGTCCAGACCTGCTTCCAGTGTGTCGCGAGGGCATAGATCGCGACACCGACCGCGATGATCCCCAAGATGATGAGTGTCACTGGGTTCGCCATGAAGAGGAGCCAAATGGCGGTGAGAATGACGAGGGCAGCCCCGAGGATGACGGTGAGCACCTGCGGAGGGATCATCTTCATGATCCAGGCCACGGCCTTCACCACATAGGAAATGATGTCAAGGAGTATCTTGCCAATAGGCGCAAATGCCACGACTAGCTTGCCGACGATACCCACGACCGACCCGATGATGCTCCCGAGGTCATGGAGCACACCCACGACTAGATCGATCGTGCCCTTGCCGAGCTTGAAATGCGCGAAGAACTTGTCGACGCCAGTGGCCCACCGCTCGAACATGCTGGCGAGCACCTGCGCCATCGGAGCGAAGTCGGCAATGAAGCTGAGTCCCCCTTGTGCGAGTCGGCCAACGCCGGTGCCGACCTTGTCCATCAGGGGGCGAACGTTCTGCGAGAACACCGTGAAGTCGTGCCGGGTCTGCGGATCGCTCATCGCCGCGGCCGTGCCACGGACGAAGTCCTGCATGCCGCGGTTCGAGTTCATTAGGAAGCTATGGATGGCAGGCTGCTTGAGGAACTTGGTCCCCGCGTTGAATGCCTGCGTGAGGACTGGGTACCAGCCCTTCGTCATGCCGTGTGTCACCGCGGTCGCGGCGGCAGCAAGACGGCTGAGGGCGGCGGCGGCCTTGTCGACCGCGGGGTTGCCCGTGGCGTCCTTGTAGCGCGTGAGTGCCTGGGTCCATTGTGCGCTGCCTGGACCGAGTCCAGAGGCACGGAGGTTCGCGAGCGTGGACTGCAGGGTCGACGCGGCGTTGCGGGCCGAGTTGACCCTCTGAAAGGCCGTGTAGCCCCCGTAGGCGCCCGCGGCGAGGCCAGGGATCCCGATGCCAAGGCCCGAGATGATGCCGCCTGCGGCGACCCCGGCGGCCATGCCGAGCGCGCTAACGATGCCGGCGGAGCCTATGCCGAGGGCGAGTGCGCCCGCCATCGGCATAGAGCCGAGGAGGGGGACCGCCGTCGAACTCCCCAGACCCGACCATAGGCTCGAGAGCCCCCCAGAGAGGGCCATCCCCGGGCGGGAGTCTTGGAGATAGCGGAGCACACCCATCGGGGAGAAGCCCTTTTGGGGATCTCGGATGAGACCCTGATCGCTGAACATCTGACGCATTCCTGCGAATGATGGATCCCACCCACTGCCGGGATAGGACGAGGACCCCGCGCGCTGGTTTCTGGTTCCCGAGCCATACAGGTCCCACGGCACGAGCGAAGTGCCAGGGCCGGAGCCCAGCATGCCCATCTCGCGGAAGAACGCATGCTCCGTTGGCGAGCCGAGCGCGTTCGGGCCGCCCTTGGTGAGGGCGAAGGCGCGCAGGATCCCGAGCTGGTCAGAGAAGCCCGCCACGGACATCGCATCGGCGGCGCCGAGCATCCCCCGTATCGTTCCCCTGAGTTCCCCGCGACTCAAGCCCGCTATCGACGCCATCGACTGTCCGCCGATGCTCGTGCCGAGGACGGCCTGCTCGATCGCGGCGGTCCCTACGAGCCCCATCCCCACCGCGGCGCTGATGGCGCGCGAGATGATGTTCTGGCTCTCCGGGGTAGCGACGGTCTGACCGATCTCGCGGATGGTGCGCTGGACGGCCTGCACCGCTTGGCGGCCGGCCTGATCGAGGCCAGTGGTATCGCCCGTGAACCTGATGGGCACGGTCTTGGGCAGGCCGCTCTCGTCGGTGGTGACGCGCTTGACGGCCTGCTCGGCGGAGGATGCGTCGGCTCGGATCGGAACCATGATGCCCCGCTCCAAGAGCTTCTCACGGGCCTCTACCTCATCGGCGACCTCGTTGAACTTCGAGGCATCCGCGCCAATGTCGACGACGACCTCGCGCGCCTCGAGCTCGTCGATGCGGCGGATCGCCTCGTCGAGTGCTCGGTCGAACGGTGTCTTGTCAACCTCGAGCTGTGCCTTGATGGAGCCGGCGTCAAAGCCCATCACTCACCGCCAAGGGTCGTCATGGTGATGCCAATGCCGGAGAGGGAATCGACGCCATCGTCCTGTCCCCCGGGTTGCGGTGGTGCGCCGTCCTCGGTGAACTCCTCGAGGAAGCCCTCGAGGTAGGTCTCCTGCCAATGCCAGGGCAGGGCGTCCCACTCAGCGGGGGACATGGAGAGGTGGCGCCGAGCGAGGTAGTAGATGGACCGTTGGTAGGGACCGCCCGTGAGACGGTCATAACGCGCTCCTACGCTTTTGGGCCCCGAAACTCTCCCTGTAGCCAGCGCGAGAACGAGCCGAAGTACCGAACGGGCAGTGCTGCGAGTTCATCGAAGGATGGAGTGTCCTGGCAGAACGCTGCGGTCGCGCGCTGGGCGGACTCGAGCAACGCGTGGGTGTCGATGACAGGGTCAGTCCCGGCCGCCTCCGCTGCCTTCGTCGCATCGATCGTCTCCTTCTCGAGACGTCCGAGGGTCTCGACGAACGTCTGCAGGGCGTCGCCGCTGGGTTCGGGGATGATCCCCTTGCCGGTGCAGAACGTCCCATCCGCCTTCGCGATGGCCGTGAAGTCGTACTCCAGAGCAGCGACATCGCTGCCGGTGAATCCACTCATGCGTGCGTCGCCGTCACGTCGTAGAACTTGATCGCACTGGGTGCGGACACGGTCGTGAGCGTGACGGGGTAGGCGCGGTTCGTCGCAGCCCTGCGGAACTTGGTGTCGACCTTGCCGGCACTGAACACCGCGGGCACATACAGCGAACGCGTGAAGCCCAGCGCGTTGGTCAAGACGAACACGGCGGAGAGCTGGTCGAGGCTGTCCGACAGTGCGAGCGAGGAATACCCGGGGACGCCAGCGGAGCCGGCCACAGCGGTGATGGTCCCGCCGCCGTAGGCTGTCTTGAGGTTGACGAGGGTCTCCTCGGCGAGGTTCACCATGATCTGCAGCTCCATGGTGTCGGAGTTGACCTTGACCGGCGTCGACTGCTCCTCGACGCGGATCTCGCTGATCTTGCGGTCGACTGAGAGCGAGACACCGTCCTCGGTGAACCCGACATAGACCCACGGCGATGCCGGGGTCAGGATGCCCGTGGTCGAGATCATCATGGTGACGTCGAGATTGGGGTCGGCCTGCGCGGCGAGCGGCGAGCCGGTGAACGGCGCGAGGTACAGGGATGCAACGCCCGTAAGGACGTTGACCGGGTTGCCTGTGGGCATCTATCTACCTCCGCTCGATCGTGACGCCGTTCTCGGCGGCGCTCGCGATGATTTCATCTGCATGCTCACTTGCGGTCAGCGTGCCCGCACGAGTGACGGGCTCGACGCCCTCGATCGAGGGGTCGAACGCGTCGACTTCCGCGGGGGCGGTAACGGCCAGTGTCGTGGAGTCGTTCGAGGGCTCAGGTGCCGCCTCCGAAGGCTCACTCGATAGACGTGTGGGCAGGGCGGGAGAAGCGAAGTCGGTCACGGGGGGAGCCTGTCCTAGCGCCCCTTGGTGTGGGTTGAACTAGGCGGCGGCTGAGATCCTGTACCTCGCGCGCCAATGTGCTCTGCGGTCGACGTCCGCCTCGACATAGGCCGGCGGGGCCGCAATCTCGATCGTGCGGATCCACTTGCCGCCCATGCTGAACGACGACTGGTTGGCGTAGAAGATCCCGTGCACGGTGTTGGCGAGGGTCTCGGCCGCGGGGTCGTCCTCGGCCCTCGCGATCACCTCGATGTCCCAGGTCTCGAAGGCACCTTCGTGTGTCGGAGGACCGCCGTTGGCGAGACCGAGCATGACAACCACATCAGGCGTGTCCTGCAGGCGGTTGCCCTGGATGGTGATGCCCGTCATTCCGGCTTGCGTGCCGAGCCATGTGGTGACATCGCTGAGGAGCAGTCCCATCAGTGCTTCGCCCTTCGCCTGAGCAAGTCGAGCGGAGTGATGCCGCCCGCGTGGACACTACCAGTCGAGGTCTGCCGCTGGCGTTGCCCCCCATGAAGCAGGTCGAACAGGGCGGGGAGTCCGATCTGCCGCGTCGCATTGAGCTCTGACTGCGAGGCGCGCGGCGCCAGCGGCGGCCGCATCCAGACGAGCAGCCCCTGGTCGTACACCTCGCCGGCCGCGGAGTTCCTGAGCAGCCAGTGCTCACGGGGCGCGCGGTCGTAGACCGTGTCGCAGAGGTACATCACGGCGTCGGCCATGTAGGTGCTGAATGGCCGGTTGACGTCGAGGACGCCGCCCGCAATCGTCTTGAGCATGCGGTCGGAGCGACCGTCCGACGTCCACTTGTGGAGGTAGCCCCACTCGCCGCCGCGAGGGTGCTTGAACAGCCTCGAGGGCATCGAGGTGCCCCACGTCACGCGAGTGCCGGGGAAGGGCGGCCCGTGGGCGTCGGGGTCGCCGCCGTCCTGATAGTGGGCATACACCTGGTCGACGATGACGTTGCCGGTGAGCGATCCTCGCCCAACGTGGTCGCGCAGCTCGCGCAAGCGGCCCGACGCCGTGCCGGGACTCATCGCGTCAGGGCGCGCCAGCCGGCCGAGTTGTTGTCCATGTCGTTCATGGATTCCACCCCGATGACCTCGCGGCCACCAAGCTTGTCGCGGAGCGCCGGCTCGAAGAGGAGCACGACGCGCTGCGTCGCCGTCGTCACCTCGCCTCCTGTGATGACGTCCTGCAGGATCGAGTCAACCCTGCACTGCACCTGGATAGGTGGCAGGAAGGCACCCGTGTCACGACCGTCGATCGTCTCGATCCCCTCGTAGGAGATCGTCGTCCGCAGCATGCTCGCGAGCGGGAACGCCATCAGAATCGCGCAGGGTTAGGCCATGCGGTCATGCTCGCCTGCTGCTGCAGGAATGGCGAGATCAGGTCGAACATCCACTGGTCGATCTGTGAGTCCGTGGTGTAGGCGACAGACGCGCCGCTGATCGCCTCGCGGGAGATGCCCCGCTCGAGCGGGAGGCTCACCATGCGGTACGCCTCGAGGCAGACCGCATCCACGATCTGCTGTGGGATGACCGCCTCGTAGTTCAACAGCCAGACGCCACCCTTGGCGGATACCCCGAGGACGGGGATCGGGGCGCCGATCATGTTCGGGTAGCCGATCTTGTAGGTGCGCGGGAACTCGCGCTCCTGTGACTGGACGAGCTTCACGCCCTGGAACGGCGCCAGCCCGTCGAGCCACATTGACGCGGCGAGCATGTGCCCATTGCCGAGCTTTTTGGGCGGGACGAGTCCCCACCGGGAGTCGAGCTGCGTCGTGGCGTCCGCCGCGTTGATGTACGCGATCGGCGCGTTGCCGTCGTTGGTGCGCTCTGGGCTGCCCGGGGCATCGGTGGGCTGCTCGTCGACCCAGGTGGTCGACATCAGGGACTACTTCGCGGGCTCGACCGGCGAACCCGTGTCGTAGAGGTGCTGCCCGATCTCGGCGGGGATCTTCTCGCCCGCCTTGAAGTGGAGCAGCTGGCCGATCTTGGTGCGGGCGCCGAAGTCCTTGAGAGCGATGAACTCCTTGACGGCGAACTCCTCGACGTCGGTGACAGCCTCGTCGACCGCCTTGACGAACTTCTCGCCCAGCGACGTCTTGGCCGCGGCCTGCGCGATCGCTTCGGCGTCGGCGATGGCCGGGTTGGCCGCTGCCGCCGCAGTCGCGACCTCGACCGCGATCTTGTCGACGTCGGCGTCAACCCCCGCGGCGTCAGCCGCCACGGCTGCATCGGTCGAAGCCTGAGCCGCGATCGTCTTGGTCTGTGCGGGCGTTGCTGGCGTTGCGTCGGGCATCTAGCCCCTCCTCGTTGTCGTTCTCTGTCTTGTGACCCTAACCGCTGGGAGCGACTAGGAGAAGTTCTTGACGGCCACGAAGCCGTACCATGAGATGCCGTCGCTGCGGTACTCGAGGATGTCGACCGCGGCGGCGGACGCCGTCAGTGCGAGGCCTGTGCCTCCGGGGTTCAGCGACCCGGTCGCGGTCCAGGTGCGGGCCGTGCCGCCCTGCGTGACGATGACGATGACGCGCCCACCCGCGATCGCTGCTGGCAGCGTCGCGGTCAGGTTGCCCGATCCCGTGGTCACGGAGTTGTAGCCGTAGGCCAGCGTGCAGGTCGAGTTCTTGACGCCCAGCGCATTGACCGGGCCGCCGGTGAATCCACCGGAGGCGAGCAGGGCGTTCTGGATGGCGACGATCGCGTCGTCGACCTGGGGAATCCCACCGGCCATTGCGTCGGCGGATGTGGGGAAGTTTGATGCCATTTCGTTGAATCTCCTCGTGCTGGGTGGCTTGCGATCAGGTCCCGGGGGCCGTGGACTCTCGCCCACGGCCCCCGAGTGGACTAGGCGTGCTCGACGACGACTGCGCGCTTGTAGGCCGCGCTGTCTCCGGTGAGCAGGTCGGTCTGCGCCGAGTACCCACCGATCCAGGCCCACGTCTGTGAGACGATCTGGCCGAGGCGGTCGAGCGGGGAGCGGATGACCCGATAGGTGCCGCCAGGGAAACTGTCGATCTGGACCGCGCCCGATGCGTTCTGCGGGAGCTCGGAGAGCAGCCGCTGCATCTCGGAGAACGGTGACCGGATCGCTGCGCCCTTGCCCATGACGATGCAGCGGTAGACGGGGAGGCTCCCGGTCGGGTTGGTGTTCGGCAGCTCGTTGTTCACGAACCAGTCGAAGCCAGAGAACCGTCCGAGGAACTCGCCCTCGTTGCCCAGGGAGTCCCCAAGCTTGAAGTCGCGGTAGGCCGAGGAGTCGGCGCGCCCGCGGTAGGCGTTCTCGAACTGCGGGTCGATGAACAGCTCTTCGAGCGTGACCGCGTCGATGTGCGCGGTGTAGGCACCGTTCAGCATCGGCACGTTCTGCTTCTTGAGACGGACGTGGGCCGACTGGAACAGTGCCAGCGTCGCGAGGTCGCTCGAGGTGATCTGGTAGGCAGATCGCCGCGAGTTCGGCCGGTAGCTGACGGCGCCGTTCGAGTTGTTCACGACCGAGTCGCCGGCAGTGGCCGCGTAGGCCGTGCCGAGAGTCAGCGTGTTGGTCGCGAGGTTGACACCCGTGACCGTGTTGGCCGTGGAGGCTCCCAGCGTGACGGTGATCGGGTTCGAGGACGAGACCGGCACGAGGACCGGCGTCGCCGAGCCCGTGTCACCCTCGCCAGGGTTCGACCCGGTCGTGGCATCGACGCCCGTGGCGTAGGCGAAGCCGGCCGCGTTGTCGACGACGAGCGACGTGCTCGATCCGCCCGTGGTCGTGGCGAAGGTCGTGCCCGTGCCGTAGACGTTGTAGAGCGCGTTCCGCGCGAGGCGGTTCTTCGTCTGCGCCGCATTGATGGCGAGCTTGATGCCGTCCTCCATGAACTTGGAGGCCAGCGTCATGGCCGAGACCATCATGTTGGTGTCGATCGACTTGCCGTACTGCTCCTGGCGGATCGTGTACTGCTCGAACCCGTAGGTGTCGGCCGATGCGTCAGAGCCGGTGATCGGCGTGGTCGAGACCGAGAGCAGACCGCCCTTGGTGCGCACGGAGGTGGAACCGATGCCACCCGCCCACGGCTCCTCGTCGAGGATCGCGTCGAACAGGAACTCGGGGACCAGCGCGTCTTCGAACGCCCGATTGAGCAGGCCGTTCTGCATGATCGTCTGGATTGACGGGGGGAGGACTTCGTAAACGCCCATCTGGCGCTGCTCCTTCGTTTACAGGGCGCACCGGATGTCGGTGTGCCTATCTTCGTATTCCGAGCTCTTTCAGTGCCTTGTCCACGGCTGCCGGGTCCGCGTTCGCGAACGCCGGCGTGTCCGACGACCCTGGTGCACGTCCCGAGACGTCCGGCGCTCCTCCGGTGGTTGTTCCACCCTTGAATTCCGGGAAGTCCGCGGCGATTCTCTCTGCCGCTTCCTTCGCTCCCAACACGGTGCCGTTCTCGATCTTGATGGCAGCGGAGTCGACCAGCTTGGTCGCGGCCTCGATGCGCTCGGGCTTGATGCCCGCGTCTCGAAGCGCCCCACTCACCTCAGCGCGAATGGCTGTCGCGTCTCGCTCCTGGGCGATCCTTGCGATCCCCTGCTCGAGCTCGACGGCTCTTGCCTGCGCCTTCTCAAGATCCGACATCGCTGCCTGATCCGCCGCCTTCTGCCGCTCAAGGACTGCCTTGGCCGCTTCGACGTTCTCAACGCCCAGACTTGCGAGCAGTTCCTTCGTCGCAGTCTCGCGAGCCTCGACCCTCGTTCTTCCAACGATGGCGTCGACCTGTTCTTGCGGGACCGCAGGCGGTGGTGTCGCTGGCGGTGTCACCACTGTCACTGGTGCCACTACCGGAGGCGTCACTACGGGCGGAACTATCGGGTCATCTGGCATTATGTCCTCCCCACGATTCGACGCGCGTGGTGCGCTGGTGGGGAGTCTCCGTGAGCGCGGTTATGTGTGGGTTGAACTAGCATGTTGGGATGACCAACCAACTACCAAGGAATGATCCGAGCGATTGGCTCGACCCGGTGGCCGAGGGGTGGCGCCTAGAGGCACTCGGGGCTCGCGCTCAGCGTGATGAACTACAAGAGAAACTGAACGAGGCCCGCGTGCTGGCTGACGCCTACAGGAAGTCCAAGGCCGAGGTGCAGGCGAGGCTCGACCAGGATCAGCGACAACTGGCCCAATATTGGGGCGGCGCGATGTGGGCGCCCACCTATCGCGAGATCGCGGACGAGGTGTCCTATGCAAAAATTCGCGAGACCCTCGTCCGACGCGAAGCGGAGTTCATCATCGACTACATTCCGGCAGACGGACGCAACCCCCATCTTTATCAGGTGATCCGGTCATGTGCAGACAAGATCCTAGCGATTCTTGATTTTGGAGAGGGTGAGAGGGAGGACCCGAGATGAGCGATCCCGACATGGAACAGCAGTGGGAGGCGGACTATCCCGCGCGACAGCGGTGGACAGACGTCAGCGGGCGATGGTTTACCGTGCGCGAGGTTTACCGGCACGCGATGGACCGAACCTATAAAGCTGAACTTCACCAGAGGCTGAAGGGGTGGGCGGTGGAGACAGTGGATGCGGCCTGGGACTACATCGGTGAGTTAGAGCCGGAGATTCGGCGGCTAGAGGAACTGGCATATCCTGAGCGTTGTGAGGGCTGTGAGGTGGCGAGTCCAGAACACGCCAACCACGCGATGCACCGATGACACGCATCACGGTCGAAGACCTTGCCCGGTTCCGCCTCACGGTGGCAGAAGTAGAGAAGTGCTGTGCCCGGTTCACGCCCCTCCCAGGCCGATGCGCGTACTTCGGGTTGTGTTCCTACCACAAGGGGATTGTGGACGGTGTTCTCTCTGCAGAGGAGTTCGCCGAAACGGCGAACAGGGGGACGGTAGAGAACGAAGTATGCCCCGAGTGTGGGTCGGGGTGCGATGCTTGTTGGCGCGCCGGACTGTCATACGCTGCGTCATCATTCACTGGCGAGTGAACGATGACGGACAGTGAACGGAACGGCTGTGATTGTCCCTATCTGTCGTGTGTGTGCCACGCCGCAGAGGACCTAGAGAACGCTCGACTCCGCGAGCGCGTGGTTGGGCGCGAGTTAGAGCACATGATCGACTACATCCCTGCCGATGGAAGAAACCGTATACTATACGAATCTCTGCGTAAGTGCATCGACCGCTCGATGGCCGTACTCGACACCTACGATATGTCCGATTATCAAGACAGGTGGGCATGTTCGAATATCCGCACATGCGGTCATTCCGACGAGATGTTGTGATATCCGCACATGCGGTCATTCCGACGAGATGTTGTGATATCCGCACATGCGGTCATTCCGACGAGATGTTGTGATATTCGGACACCCGTATATCCCGCCCGGGCGCGAGCTACTGGACCTCGGATACTTCACGTTTCGGGTTACTTCACTCCTTCAGTGAAGTATGCCCACATAGTGAAGTATCTCCCCGAATCGGGGAGGATCGTCTCTAGGTGGACACAGGCACTCAAACAGCGGGGATGAGTGGTGCACCGGGTATCGCGACCGATGCGGAACACCTACAGGCGACGTGCACTGAACCTGGGAGGCCAATTATGGTCGGTCGCGTCGCGTCGAAGTTGCGCCCATTGGCCCACCGGCACTCGTTCGTCGTGCGGTTGTCCATGACCGAGCGCCATCCGAGGAGTCCCTGCGTCGAAGGCTCCATGCGGTGCTGCATGACGTCGGCAGTGAGATCGACGAGCTGCGCGGCGCGCAGGCGATTGTCTTCGGCCTCCAAGTGCTGCTCGAAATAGTGCTCCTCGAGGGTGAGCGCGTGGACGAAGTCGACCGCGTCGGTGAGTCGATCGACCGCCGCGACGATGTAGAGCGCGCGCCACCCTGCGGCGTTGCGCGCCTCAGCCTTGAACGCCGGCCCCGGCTCGAAGCCGAGGTCCGGGTTCGGGATCCCATCACGGACGAGCTGGATCACCGCGTCGATCGCGCGCTTTGAGGGCGCGGGGATGAGCTTGAGCAGCATGGCCGCGATGTCGCCGGCAAGCGAGACGGCCGATCCGAAGCCGATGACTAGGAGCAGCCCCGCGATCGAGGCCAGCACTGCGCGGTTGCTCGCGTTCTGCTGGGCGATGAGGGCCTGGGCTTGCGCCTGGTTCTGTTGGCTAGTCGATGGGGGATGCGCCACTGTCGGTCCCGTCACCCGCGGTGCCGCGGTTGCTGTTCACGATGCTCGCCACCCGTTGCGTCAACGGTCCCACGCCCTGCCCCGCGGATGCCATGACGGTGCTGATAGCCTCCTCGAGGATACGGTCGCACTCCACCTGGATGCGCGCGTCGTCCCATGTCGGGTGGATGATGCCGACGAGCGTGGGCGTCGAGGCAGCCGCCGCCTGACGGAGGAACTGCACCTCCTGGGCTCCGTCGAGCGGGTCGGACGGGAGTCCGTCGCCGAGCTCGATGGTCGGGAGGAACTTCTGACAGTCGGATTCGCCGAGATCCCATGCGAGAGCGATCGCGAGCGCCCACCCGAGCGACTGCAGCGCCATGTGCTCCTTCGCCGATCGCGTGAGCAGCGTTCGGAGCTGGGCGAGCTTCATGGCGTACCCCGACACCTCTCGGGTGACGTTCGCGGTCTGGCCCTGGATCCCCCACGTCAGCGGTGAGTAGCCGGCCATGGTCACGATCATCTGGAAGGTGTGGGCCATGAACAGGATGTGCGCCGAGGCGTTGAACTCGGGCTTGGAGGTAATGACCATCTTGGAAGGGTCCGCCCCGAAGGCCGGCGCGATCGAGCCACGCCCGATCGGGATGACCCCGTTGATGCCGTTCGCACGGCCGCCCTCGTCGAGGAGGGAGCGGTCGACGAAGAGGCGCGGGACGCCCTTGCGCGCCGCGTCGAGCAGCCATGTCTCAGCCTCGTTCAGCTCGTCGAACATCGAGCCGAGTCCGAAGAGGTCGGACTCCGCGCCGGGGATGTTGTCCCACGGGATGAGGGTTGCCTTGTCGAGACCCGTGGCGACCGAGTCCTCGAGGTTGGCGTACTCGGGCAGCGTGTTGAGGGGAACGCGCCGACCGAGCATGTTCCCATTGTCTGAGACGTAGAGCTCGCGGCGCACCCATCCGGGGGTGTGCTCCTCGAAGAGGCGGTACTTGAGCCTCGAGCCCTTGTCGGTCGTGACCTCGCTCTCGGCCACGACCACACCACCGACGATGAAGTCGCCATGGCGGATGTCCCAGACGACCTGGTCGCCTGCGACGTGGGTGAGGAGAGGGTGCGGCGACACGACCGGGTCGCGCAGGATGCGGATGCCGGTACGGCCCTCGCAGGCTGCGTTCACGCCCCCCTCGATGCAGAATGCCCCGAAGTCGCTGACCAGGATGAGCTCCTTGAGCTCGTCCTTGAACTCGGTCGAGGTGACGGACGGCGACGTGGAGAACAAGAGGCTCGAGCTCATCTTGCAGATTTCGCGCGGGAGCGGCACCGGGATGAACGTCTCGCGCATCTCGACCTGCATCTCGAGGGACGGATGGCTGTTTATCATCTTGGCGCGGTCGTTCTCGTAGCGGTCGCGGAAGTCCTTGACGCGGTCCCACTCCTTCTTCACCGCGGGCGGCGGCCACGGCTGCGGGCGGCGGGCGGCGGCGTCATAGCCTCGCGTCAGTGTGTCAAGCAGGCTCATCATCGTCGTCCTCCATGTTCAGATCCTCCGGCACCTCTGGGATCGTCCCGAGCACGTCCATGCGAGAGGCGTAGAACGCGGTCGCTGCGTCGACCGTGTGGTCGTTCCCCTTCGCCGGCTTGTCAGTGACCGGATCGATCTTGTAGGCGCGGCTGTCCCGGTACAGAGCGGGGCAGTTTGGCGTGATCGTCTCACGGCCCTGCATTATGTAGACTGCACGAGCGCGGACGCCGATCATCTTGTAGGCGTTGAACGGCACCGGCTGGACGAACGTCTTGAGCAGGAACCGCTTGAGGGTCTTGGCGAGGGTGTGGTTGGCCGAGGGGTCCGCAGCGTCGGTGTAGACGATCTGTACGTTGAGGTCGCGGCAGGCGACGGCGATGTGGTCGCACCGCTCCTGCAGCTCCATGCGGTCATAGACCTGCTCGTGCACCCACGCGATGTCGCCGTTCTTGAACTCGGCGCACACCTCGAGGGACGTGTCAACCCAACCCCAGTCGACGCCTGCGAAGTGGGGGTAGCCCTCGGGGAACGCCTGCATCTCGACACCACGCTCGTAGCCGGCGGCGAGCTCGGCGCCGTTGAACACCGCGCCCTTGAACGAGATCGGCGAGCATTCGAACTCCTGCTCGAACTCCTCCTTTGGCATCGAGCGCCGCGCGTCCTCGATTTCCTCATCCGAGACAAACGGACTGTCCTTCGTCCAGAACTCAAAGGCCTCCCACGAGGGGTTGTCGGGCATCTGGGCCGCGCGCCACACGTCGTAGAACCAGTTTTCGCCGTCGAAGGTGGAGATGAGGAAGGCGCGGCCGCGACGGTCCGAGAGGGCTGGCCGCAGCACCTTCGTCCAGACTTCCATCTCGACGAACGCGGCCTCGTCGATGACGACGAAGTCGAGGCCGACGCCTCGGATGTTGTCGTACCGCTCGGCGGAGCGGAAACTGATGCGCCCGCCGCTCGAGAGCGAGATCGTGCCCTGCGTGTTGTTGATCTCGCGGTGCTGCTTGGGGATCTGATGGCCGATCCAGCGCATCGCCTCGCGGGACTGGGAGTGCGAGGGCGACACCCACATGACCTCAGCGTCGGGCTTGGACGCCGCCTCGACGATCGCCATGGTGGCAGCGAGCATGGTCTTGCCGAAGCGGCGGCCGGCGGCGGCGATCTTGAACCGGGCCGGCGAGTCGAAGATGGTCCGCTGGGCAGCGTGGAGGTTGAGCTGGAAGTCCCAGACCTCGTCCTGTGTCGACCTGATGCGGTCCTCACCCGAGGGCATCAGTCCCCCGGAGCGTCGATGGCCGCGGACAAGGGATCTACCTCATCCTCGTCGACCAGTTCGGCGTCGACGATCTGCACGCCGGGATCCGCAGAGCCGATCGAGATGCGCACCTGGACGGTGCCGACCTTGCCGCCCTTGGTGATGACGTCCTTGTCGAGGCCGCGGAGGACGATCAGACGGTCGATGCCCTCGAGCACGAGCTTGCCCCAGGATGGGCCGGCCATGGACTCGGGGACGACTGCGCGGGAGTTGCGGGCGCCGAGCACGATCTGATCCTCAACGGTGCGGACCATGTCCTCGATGTCCTCGTCGATCTGCTCGCGGTGCGCGATCTTGTCCTTGCGCTCACGGTCGATCCACTCATAGATCGTCTTTCGGGTGACGCCGAACATGGTCGCGAGCGACGTGACGGACTCGCCGCGGAGTCGGCGGACCCATACCTCGGCGCGCTTGTCCTCGAGATCGAACAGCTCGATCTCGGTGGACGTAAGGGGCTCTCCTGCGGGCGCCTTGAGCTTCGCCCTCGCCTGCTGCACGCCCGCCATGGAGGTGACTGACTATCTAAAACGGTCCGAACGAGGGTAGAACGAACGATTTTGGTCAACCGCGCCAACGCGCGAAGCCCCGCGCTATGGCGCAACTGCGATGGTCACGGCGCGAAGATGATGGAGTCGCTGCCGCGCGCCTGGATCGAGATCTCCATGAGCTCACGCACCGTGCAGTCGGGGAGCGCCTTCACGGCTTCGATGGACGATTGCGCAAGGCTCATCTCATTCTCCTGTGCCACTCGCAGCCTCTGACGCGCATCTTCCTCTCGGGCGAGCATGACCCGATAGGCCGCAATCGTCTCGTCGCGCAGCCGCACGGACTCGTCGAGCGTGATCGACTGGTGGACGAGGCCGGCGTTCGCAGCCTCGATGACGTCCTTCACGCAGAATGCATCGCGCGCACCGCGCTCCTCTGAGAACCCGAGGGCGATGAGCGTGCGCTCGAGGTCGAGGAGCGACGTGATGGTCGCCTGCTTGGTCATCTCGTGGATATCGGCCTCCGGTGGTGCATCGGCGGTCAGGTCGTCCACGATCCTAAAGCGGTCAGGAGTCGCGACGCGGTGCCACCCCTCGCCCTCGACACGGAGCGTGACGGCACTGCGCCATGCGACGATCCCACGCTTCCCCTCGAGATGCGTCCCCGCATCCTTGGTGCATTCGACCAGTGTCCCGATCGGATAATCGGCGGTGGTCAGGGGGAGTGGGGAGTGCTTGGCCCCCGCACGGATGTCGGTGATGGACGCGGTCATGTGGAGTCTCCTTCGTCGTCGGTGTGGTACCGCGCTTGGAGATCGCGGACCTCATGCCCGAGAACGCTAGCGCTCTTGCGACACCCGCGTGGGGGATCCCCTACTGCACGATGACGCGGCGCTCGGCGTTGAGGCCAAGCGCGCAGTCCGCGATGAGATCCCAGACGACCTCGAGGGTGCCGCGGCGCCAGCCTTCGGTGCGCAGCTCGGTCGCGATGCCATCAGGGGTGAACTCGCCGGGGTGCTCGTGCACGAACCGCATCACGGTCATGTGATGCTGGTCGCGGACCATGGGCTCAGGCCGGGATGTATTCGGCCCACCAGTCGAAGTCGAAGTCCAGTCCGCCAGCAGGCAGCCCGAGGTTCGCTCGGAGCGCCTCGACCTGGATGTCGCAGTGGTGCGACGTCGCCGGGATTGCGTGTGAGAGCGTCACCGAGCTGGGCGATCCGCCATCCGGGGTCCATGTTGTCTTCGCGAATGTGGGCGTGACCTGCATCTCCATGACGCCCCAGAGGTCCGTGCGGATCCCTCCAAGATGCGCGGAGCCGACCAGTGACGGCCATGTGTTGCCGATGTGCAGGTTGATGTCCAGCGACGTCGCGGTGCCGTCGTCCTCGGCTGAGTCGACCTCGCCTTCCTGGGGCTCCTTGCCGTCAGTCGCCCAGAAGATCCCATCGTTGCGCTTGAGGCCCGCGAAGGCGGGGCGGCGGCAGTGGACACGGACGATGGTCGGCGGCAGATAGCCGACCTTGCGCCCGAAGCCGAAGGTGCGGACGTTGGCGCCCTCGGACTGGGCGTGACCGTGGAGGCCGTTCGCGTCGCAGCGCAGCATCGCTTGGCCCCAGACTGTCCACGGCGACGAACTCGCCTGCCCTGCCCACACGAAGAAGTCCGACTGGAACGCCGCGAGCGTCGGGTAGTCGGCAAACCGCTTCTGCCATGCCACCTTGTAGCCCGCTGGTGGCGCGGGGAAACCGGTTGCGGGCACCGAGAGCTTGAAGCTCCTTGTGCCGTCAGCGTTGATCGTCTCGAGGTAGGGCAGCCCCTCGAGCATCTGCGCGCCCATCAGAGGTTGAACGATGGGATGAGGGATGGCGCGGAGGCCGCTTGGCCGAGCCTGGACAGCCCGAGGAGATCCTCGGACGCGCGCAGCAGCGAGTAGTGGTTGAACGACCCCGCAGCGCGGGTGCCGGGTTTGACCGAGGGCGCGACGACGACGAGCTCGACGTGGCACGACTGGTCGCCCACGTTCGCGGCGCAGTTCTCGCCGGCCGATGCCGGCTCGCCCTCGTCGGTCGTTATCAGGATCGCCGTGTCGTGCGACTGGTAGACGGGCGTGGCGATGAGCTTCGGCACGAGCGCCTTGAGCCATGCGTCCCCGGTCCCGACCGAGCAGTCGTGCATGTCGTTGCACAGGTTCGGCGTCACGAACGCGAACGATGGCGCGGTGGCCTCCTTGCCGAAGTCCGGCACGAGGCTCGTCAGTGACACGTCGCGCGTCGAGCAGGAGTCCTTGACCTTGTAGTACACGTAGGGGTTGTGCTTGGGCGCGTACTCGCCAGAGCCGTTCCAGTCACAGTTGCTCGGCATCGACTCCTGATACGACTTCGCGAACGTCTGAGCAAAAATGCTCCCAGCAGTCGTCCCGCACGTTGTAGGTGAACAATCCCCCACAAATGGGGCAAGTGATGCCATTGGTAGGCCACTCGTCATCGCGAGATAGTTCGGCAGGCTGTTGTGCGTCGTCGAGTGGTAGTTGGTCGCGAGTCCGCATTGCGCCGCCAGTCCGTCGAGGTAGGGCATGTGCCCGACCGTTGCCGAGTACGAGTGATTCTCTTCCATGATGACGATGACGTGCTTGATTGTCGGCGCGGTCGTCAGCACGCCGCACGGCGACGCGCTTGCGCGCGCGTGGTTCGTGGCTGCCGCACCCGGCACCGCGGTGCCGAGAAAGAGAGTGGACAGGGCCAGGATCTGCGTGAGTCGTCTCATGTCGGCCACGATATCAGCAGCAATCGAATGAAGGTGAGACTCAGGCGATCATGGCGACAAGGGACGCCCATACGAGTCCACGTTGGACGGGTTCCCGAGCAGGAAAGGTATCCCAGGCGGGGTGATGCGAGGCTTCACAAACACCTCGATGCCGGCGATGGTGCGCTGGGACGTCTTGCCGTGATCCCCGGTGAGTCCCGCGTTGTACATCTGTGTCTGACAGATGATTGGACGAGGCACGTCACAGAGGCGGTCCCAGATGCCGCTGTCGGTTCCTGCCGCATTCGGGATCTTGAGTGATCCGTCCATCCTGCCGTCCGTGAACGAGGTCACGGTCTGGTTGTCCAGCTCGACCTCGTAGCAGTGCCTTCCGAACGTCTGGTACGTCCTGCGCTGCATGGGTCCGACGATGGTGGCGGTATAGTTCGGATTGCCGGGGAGGTGATCCTGCCCGTTCGTCGTGCCGTCGTGCATGCGGATGTAACTCTGCTGCAACACCCCCGCCTTGACGCCGCATTCGTCGAAGTCGATCTCGACGTCAGACCAGTTGCGGGGCATCATCTGGCTGACCTTGTTCAGCCCGTCAATATTCAAATCCAAGAGGCGCTCGTACACGCGGACCCGACAAGGCGCGAAAAACTGCGCCTTGGTGCCGAAACCCCCGCATCGCCACCCCGAGCTCGCAGAGCCACTCCCGTCAGGGTTCGTCGGCACCCTGTTCTGTGTGTTGGGGTAGGCACCCCAATCCGTGAAGAACGTGATGCCGGCAGAACTGTAATGCATATTCGCCGCGGTCCATCCGCAATAGGTCGTGCCACTGGGCACCCCATTCGCCCAGCTGTTCAATGCTGAGGGCAGCGATGTGATGCCGGTGGTGAAGTCCAACCGCAACGCACGTTTCCACCCGAATGGCTTAGGAAGCCAGAATGCGCCACCCGCGAGCGCGTCACCCACCATGGGCGCGTCAGTGGTGTCTGCCATATCGGTAGACCCCGAGAACAGATCTCCGCCGAGGTAGGACTGTGCGCCATCACCGTAAGGCATGGCGGTCAGTGTGCCGCTTGGGGCCGCCTAGAGGGTTGAACGATCGATCTTGAATGTGCCGCCGATCGGCTTCACCCGCCAGCGGTGCGGGATGAGGCGGTTGGCCCATGGTGCACGGCGAGCGAGTCGGGGGAACCTTGGGACCGCGGCGTAATACCCGAGCCACTGCCACGAGGTTGCCTTGAAGCGTTCGGGCGGCCCGACGATCTTGTAGACGCCAGCAGGGTCAAGATCGCCGCCATCGAGAGGGCCGCGACCGAGGTCGAGTGGGCGGTAGTCGTCCCGCTCGTCGGTCACTGACCCGCCACTGCCGCGACCAGTGCCAGTGTGGCATAGACCTGCGCGAGAGCCAACAACTCGGCATCGGCGGTCCGAGAGTCCTCGTTGTCCAGCTCAAGGGCGTCGCGGATAGTCCCCTCGGCCGCGAGCACATACTTCGCGCTCGACTTCACTGATTCGGTGTGGCGTTGTGGTGCTCGATCCAGAGCAGCACGGAGCCGGCGGCGGTCAGCACGGAGTCCTTCGCGCCCCAGTGGGTGCCCTGAATGGCCGTGATGACGGGGTAGAGGATCGCCGCCCAGGCGCCGAGAAGGCGGAGGAAGCGGTTGATGAACGGCACGGTCGGGACAGGAATCTTGTTCGGTGGGGTCATGGTCGTGATCTTACGCGCATGGTGTTCGGTGTTTGGTGGATCCTTCACTTTTCGACTTACCCCACTGCGCCAGTGAAGTATGGATTTCCCGGTTTTAGGCACCGAAACGGCCATAACGGTGCTTTATCCACTTGTTTGGTGATGGATCTAGGCGCCGAGTGCGTCGCACTCTCCCGTAGGGCACCGCTTCACGCCGATGGGCGATCGGAAGGCCCCTGGTCGACGTCTGAGGCCGCTCGGCGCGACCTGCCGCCATGATAGCCAGTCACGGCACACGAGGGTGACAGACGACCCGATCAGGGCGTTTATCTTGCGCGCGTGCCTAGGAACATGCAGATCCCCCCGCGACCCTCCTTCACGAGCTGCGCAACCACCCCCCACCCCTATGCCAACGGGCGCCTAGCGATGCGGCGACGGACTGTGCACGCTATGCGTCGTGAGGGCCAATACCTGACTAGATAGGTCATGATTCGACCGCTCCCTAATCCCGACCATTTTGGTCAACAATTGCCACACCAACATTGCTCAAATTCACCATTGCAACGTGTCACGATGGCAGTAGGATGGATGCATGACACAACACATGAATGAGCCAACGAGTGCACCTGAACCGATCACCGATCACTACGGATCGCACCCCGACGACACCCCTTGCTACGGCACCGGTGGCTGCGACTGGCCGCGCCACTGCGACTACTGATACCGGCGCCGCTCGGCGCCTATGGATGATCCGCGACGCGGGCCATTCATAGGGACCGAGCAGATTGCACGGGACGGGAAGGTGAGTGCATGACACAACACACAGGGCAATTGCTAACCATCGATGAGATTGAGTGCTGCGCGTTCCCATGGCACCTAGCGACCAGTGAGGACGAATGGTGCGACATTGGGAACTATCAATGCGACGAGGATTACTGCGCCGAGCATGTGGTCGGATGCGATTGCAGCGGTGTCAATGGGGCGTCACTGGTCCGGTTCGGTGAGACCTATGGCGTATGGGTCACGTTTGACGGCATGGGCCATCACGGATGGTGCTACAGCGTCACTGGCTATCGCGCCAACATTCAACGATTCCTTTGTGAGGAATTCTGCGGCGACGACGAGAGTGCGGCGGAATTGGTCGCCTATGCGGTGCCAGCATGAGTGAAATCAATTGGTATCCATTCTGCCGTGACCACGATGCGGCGCCGTGCATTGCGGTCCCTATCCGCGAGCGCGCGCTATGCCTATTGTGCGAGCAACCCGCCGTGAGAATGTCACGGATGCGTCATGACGTAGCGCTCGAACTCATGATGGCAGCGGAGCAACGTGCAGACGATGGCGCCGACTCATGCGCGCAATGGCACCACGACGGGCCACCAATCCGCGACGCCAGCGGTCAGTGCGTCGCGTGCTGTGACTTCGAAGGAGCGCCGCTCACCAACTAAGCACTCGGCGCCGCTCGGCGCCTATGGATGATCCGCGACGCGGGCCATTCATAGGGACCGAGCAGATTGCACGGGACGGAAAGGTAAGCATGACGAACGGAACAGACACACGCAATGCGCTCGACCAGTACGCCCGGGACGGCGCCGAGCTGGGCGCATGGGTCGGATGCCTCTCGTGCTACAACGATGGCGCCCTGGTCGGCGAGTGGATTGATGCCACGATGGCAGACGATGCGGCCAGCGATCCAGAGTGGCAGGCCGCAACCCACGAGCATCACGGCCGCACGGCCGAATTCCTTCGGGATGGCTGCGAAGAATGGTGGGTTATGGATCATGAGGGGTTCGGTGGTTTGCTGGGCGAGTGCGGCACCGCGTCGATTCAGGCTCGCGCCGAACTTCTGACCGATCTGTCCGACGACGACGAGCGGGCCGCGTTCGTTGCCTACTGCGCGGCCACTGGAGCCGAGTTCAACGCAGACGGGCTCGAGAGTCACCGAGACAACTACTGCGGCAAGTGGGACTCGTTCAAGGACTACGCCCAGGAGATGGCCGGCGACTATAGGCCGTTCGGGGCCGACTCAGAAACGGCCCGCGTGCTCGAGTCGTGGCCCTACAACTGCATTGACTGGGACCGGGCGGCACGCGAGCTTGAGTACGACTACACGGTCGTAGAGACGTCCAACTACGACGTGTGGGTCTGGCACGCATGACGCGCCGCGCGTGGACAATCCTCGGTGCAGGATGCGCAGCGCTCGCACTCGCGCTCGCACTGGGCCCGAGCGACGTGCCGGCACACAGTGAGTCTTGGCACGATGGCTACACCTATGGCAGGTCTATCCTGCACTCACACGACCCGCTAGGTAGTGTGCGGTGCCTTCCATCTCAGATATATCTGCCCAGGGGCGATAACGCGGCACAGTACATCATCGGATGCAATGCGGGAATGGTGCCATGACGCGCCGCGCGTGGACAATCCTCGGCGCGGGATGCGCAGCGCTCGCGCTCGCACTCGCACTGGGCCCGAGCGACGTGCCGGCACACTCGCGAGCATGGCAGCTCGGCTACCAGTCGGCGAGCCTGCCATTCGTGCAGAATGCGACGCCAGGACAGGCCCGCTTCGAGCTGTGCAATGGAAACGTATTCACCTATCCAGTACAGCCCGTAAGCATCCAATTCGACAACCAATGGGTGCTCGGATGCGTTGCCGGGCTTTCACACTTTCACTCTTGACGCCGTGGCACATTGCCACTACGCTTAGACCTAATCCCATTCACCAACCACCAAACAACAAGGAGACATACACCCATGAAACTCTCACCGAAGGACATGCGGGCCATCCGTGCAGTCGCGACTGTCGCCAGTCCCGACAAGGCTCGACCGATTCTGTGCGGCGTGCGCATCCAACCACGCGACGGAGGGTCGACCATCGTCGCGACCGATTCGTACCGCCTGGCATGGATGGACATTGACGAGCCGACCGACATGGAGATCATCGTCGGACCCGATCAGGTCAAGGCAATGAAAGCCATCTCGGGACCAAAGGCGGAATTGCCCGCCACCATCGAGATGGTGCCGGACGTGAGCGCGCTCACCTGGCTCGGCGGCTCGTGCGAGGATGATGGTTTCTACGACGGCATGTTCCCCGACTGGCGCCAGCTCGTTCCATCGAAGTTCCCCGACAGTCTGACGCAGTCGGACGTCAACGGGGTCGCGGCGTTCAATCCGTTCTACCTCGCCGGACTCGCAACGGCCGCGAAGGTACTACTGATCGACAATACGACGAGCGTGCGAGTGTTCTTTACCGACGCGAGAAGGCCCGCCTATTTCCGCATCGTGAGCCACGAGGCGGGAACATTCAATTACCTACTCATGCCAGTGCGCGTCCAATAGGGACCGGCGCTACGGCGCCGTGGGCTGCTCGCATTGCGAGCGGTCGACGGAGCCGTAGGGCTCAGAAAGGTAGGTCACAATGACTGACACAATCAACACGCCGACCGAGCTCGGCGATGCAATGCGCAATGGGGTTGAGGTGCAACGCCACGACCGCGAGGAGCATAAAGTCATCGAGATCCGCCGCGGGAATGGGCCAATTGTGAAGGAGCCAAACCCCTACTACGCGGGGCACACTTACAAGGTCCCCGTGATCTATGTGCTTGATGATGGCACCGAAGAGGAGACGCGCGAGACGTGTCGACTCTTGCGCGATGCCAAGGCTTTCGACGCGACCCTACCTTGTGCGCCACGCAATCCAATGAAGCTCCGTTGGATGACGCTGCACACGCGCAATGGCGGCGATGGTGAGCGGCTAACGTGGATGTCCGAGACGAGTTTCTACATCGGACCATCATGACAACCCGCCCCACGATCCGCATTCGAGCCACGACCTATCGACGCGAGGCGGGTTGGCTGATCTTCGGCGTCAATGCTCGCGGGCAACGGGTCTCGATCTTCACGCCATCGACGTTCGATGAAGCCAGCCGCATTGCCACCGCTGAGCGTGAGGGCGTCGAATGGACGTTCGCATGACAACCCGCCCAACAACCCTCACCGCGATGGTCGGTCAGACAAAGGCAAGAGAGCAACTAAGGATCACCATCGCCGGCGCAGAAATACGCGGCACCGATCCGCCGCACGTGCTGCTGACCGGGCCCGCGGGCTACGGCAAGACAACCCTCGCCGGCATCGTCGCGCATACCAGGGACGGCAAGCTGCACACGCTGAGCGGGCCGTCGACCACGAAGCCGAAGGACATCGTCGGCGTGCTTATGACGCTCGAGGATGGCGACGTGGTGTTCATCGACGAGGTGCATAGGGTCGGAAAGACCGTCCAAGAGACGCTCTATGAAGCAATGGAGGATCGTAAGATATCCATGACGCTCGGAAGCGGGAATGGGGCAAAGGCGGCCACGTTCGACCTCGCGCATTTCGTACTCATAGGCGCGACGACCGACGCCGGCAAGCTGACCGGCCCGTTCCGCGACCGATTCGGGTTGAAGGTCAACCTCGAGCCGTACAGCGTGTACGAGCTGCAGGCAATCGTGCTGCGCCACTGGACGCTCGACGTGGCGCAAGGATGGAACGGCGAGCGGGCCGCGCTCGAGGTGGCGCGACGGTCCAAGGGCGTGCCACGAGTCGCGCTGCACCTCGCTGACCGCGTGCTCGACTACCAGGCGGTCACGGGGGACGACGGCAGCGTGACGCCGGGACTCGTGACCGAGGCGCTGACCGCGTTCGGCATAGGCCCCGAGGGGCTCAACGAGGTGGACTTGCGCTACCTGTCAACGCTCGTCAACACATTTGGGTGCAGGTGGACCGGGATCGACGCACTCGCGTCCACCATGGACGTCGCGAAGGACACACTGGTCGCCGAGCACGAGGGCAATTTGATACGGTCGGGCTATCTCATTCGATCAGGACAGGGCCGACAGGTGACGCCAAAGGGTATCGCACTGGTGAGGGGACGTGCATGATGAACAAGATCATTCGCTCAAAGCCATTCTACAAAGGCGCACTGACACTCGAGTCGACTCAAACGCACATGACCGACTACCTCGATCTCAAGCAAGTCGCGGCCAAGCTGGGCCTCACCTATGGCACGCTGCGCAATCGAACCGACCTCCCCGCGCCCGACGTGGTATTGGGCAAGTCGAGAGGCTGGACGGCAGAGACTATCGACCAGTGGATCCAGGAGCGACGCAAGCCCGACTGAGAATCATTCTCAACTTATCTCATATCTGATATGTTGTCACCATGGACGCATGGCAGGATCGCGCGCTCTGTCGGGGGCGCGGCGACCTCACCTTCAACCCCGAGCGCGAGCAGGAATGCAAGGCCCTTTGCAGCCAGTGCCCCGTCCGCCTCGAGTGCCTGCAGGCGGGCGTCGAGCGACAGGCCGCCGAGGGGATCTGGGGAGGGTTGAACTTCGCCGAGCGCCTCGTGCGGTGCCCGATCTGCCTCGACCCCAAGCCACCGAGCGCGCTCGGCTGCAGCCTTTCCCATGAGCTCCGCACGATCGCGTTCCAGCTCGAGCGGGAATGGAGTGGGGACGAGGACTACTCCGTCACCCGTAGGACCGTGATCCACGCTCGCACCAATCCCGACTGCCTGGTCCCCCATGGACGCCACCATGGTACCGCAGCCGGCTACGTGAAGGGGTGCCGGTGTCGCGAAGGGCTCGAGCTGCTGCAGATGGCCCGAGGGACCGTGCCGGCGACTCGTCGACGGTCCTGCCGACTGCGATGACTCAATGATTGACGCCGGCGGTACCTGCATGACGTGCAAGACCTCGATCCTGACGCACCCGACCCTCCGGTGCCCCTGGTGCGGCACGGTCGGATGGGCGGCCGAGGCTCGAAAGCTCTCACTGGACCCCGCCACAAGCCCCGCCGAGGTCATAGAAGGCTGTCGGGGGCGCCTAGCACAGCTCGACGCGGAGAAACGCTCCGTGAAGGCGCTGAGGGCCGCTGCAGCCCGTGAGATCATGGCGCGGGACGACCGCGACGAGATCATCGCCCGCCTCTTCAAGAAGCAAGGACATCTCGTCGAGCAGTGGGCGACCGAGCGCACCGCCGCCGCCTGCAGGCGCGGCCATGCCCGGTCGGAGTTCGGCTACAAGCGGAGCCAGCGTCCGTATGCCCAGTGGGGCTGCCGGGAATGCGACCGGCTCGACAACCCCGCCGACGTCAGACACCTCGCCGAGACGACAGGGAGGGGGCTCAAGTGGGCAAGGTGCCAGATTCGCGAGCGCCCTGACCCCGAGGTGCCGAACCTCCTCGGTCCGCTCCCCCTGGCCCCTGGGGCGCACGAGCCTCCGACCGCCTGACGTAGCGCCCGCGGTCGCGCTCGCCCATCTCGTCGACCGCCTCGAGCCGAACCTCGTCGACCGCCCCGCGCGTCGCCTCGATCAAGGTGAGGATCTCATCGCAGGTGAGGGCGCGCTCCAATGCCGGCGCCTTGGCGAGCTTCGCCAGGTCCGTCGCGATGGCGTACTTGAGGCTGAACTCGCTCATCTAGTCACGATCGGCGTGTCGGCCATGTGATCGAGCGCGGTCCGTAGCGAACCGCCAGGATGGACGTCAGTGGACCGAATATTGTTTGAGCGTTGAGCTCTGCGTCCCGCTCGTCGAACCGGAACCCGGTTGATGGGATCGTCGTCTTGTCCTGACCGCCGCCGAAGATCAGATCGTCGGTCGGACCATCCATGAACTCATAGGCATCGGTGTCGAAGGTGCCGGGGACGACAGCGTGCCAGCCGTCCGCCAGCAGCGCCGCCCGCACCTTGTCGGTGTTGATTCGTAGGGACATGCCGCGACCCTACTGCCTGGATCGGTGAAGGTGGGGGATATGAGACTCATTCTCATTTTGGCGATTCCCGTTATCACCATGTCCCACTAGTTCTACTTGCACCGTCACAACCGGCATGCTAGAATTCTCAGCCTTAGCTCTCCGAGCGCGGCTGAGAATTTTTCGCATTCATGCTCACGAGCCTTTGACGACCGATCGAGGCCTTCCTCGCACTCCCTCAATCCCTTGCAAATATCGGCTTTTTGCGATTATGCCACCTCAATCCCTTGCAAATATCGGCTTTCTGAGGTCGTGATAAGCCAATCCCTTGCAAATATCGGCTTTCTCTTCCATCGTGGCACCTCCGTGATAAAGCCGTGATAAAGCATCCCCGAAAACGCCCCGTGATAAGCCAATCCCTTGCAAATATCGGCTTTTTGCTCCCCCACCCCTGTCCGGATGATAAAGCGTGAGGACTCAATCCTCAATGAATTGAGGGGTCTCTCCAGTGAGCTCGATGAGCCAGTCTCGCGATTTCTCGACCGAGGAGTACCCGCCGGAGTCCTTGACGAGGCGCCGCAGGGTGATCGCGCGCATCAGTCGACGGTCCACCGTGGCGCCCGAGACGCCGAACTGCGCCTTGGCCGCCGTCACGATCCTGCCGCGGGGCACCCGCAGTCCTCCGAGCTCGACGACGATCCCCACGATGTCGGTGATCTCCTGTCGGGCATCGTTGTCACGGTCCCGATCCACCACCATCGCGGCCGAGGTCGACGACACGCCCCATGCGGTCGGAGGATTCTTCAGCTCGAACACCTCGAGGATGATGTCGATGGGCATCGGGGCCGGCGCATTGTTCATCTTGGTCGACGCCAGAAGGAGGTCGCCCTCATCGTCCCGCACCACGTTGAACTCCGCGCGCACGTTCGCCCGCAGCGCCGAGGCCCCACGCTGCCCCTTCGAGGCATCCTTGCCCGAGTGGTGCACGACCATGACGTGCGTGCCGAGGTCGTCGGCGATGCCCGTGAGCCATGCCACCATCCGGGCCGCCTGCGCGTTGTCCTGCTCGTCGTCGACCCAGGAGGTCGCAGACAGGGTGTCGATGACCAGCAGCGCGGCACCGCGGCGCTCGACGGAGGCCCTGAGCTCGCTCACCGGGATGGGCCACGGGGACTCGGCGGGCGGGTCGATGAGGAACAGATTGGCGTCCAGCAGCCCCTCATCGAGGCCGAGGTGCTCTGCGATGCCGGCGATGCGCCTCGAGGCATGCGCCCGCGACTCAGCGGCGAAGTAGACCACCGTGCGAGGTTCTCGTACCTCATTCCCGAGCCACCTCGTGCCCGTTGCGACCGCACAAGCCAGCCCGAGCGTCGTCCAGCTCTTCCCCACGTCTGAGTCCCCGAAGATCGCCGAGACGGTCGCCCCCTCGATCCATCCCCGCACCAGGAACGGTTGCGGTTCACGCAGGGCCGTTCTCCACGGCCGCTCATATTCCACCCCCACCGCCCCCTCAGCGCCCCCAGGAGCGCCCAGGATGTGAGATAAGGGCATCGGGGCACGATCGGGCCGCAAGGCCCGTGCAGCGGCACTCAGGTCGTCCCCGTGGCCGTTCAGCACCGCCCATGCCCCGAAGCGGTCGTAGGTCTTGTCCGTGGAGAAGGGCGTGGACGTCGAGAACACCTTGAGCGTGTCGTTCCCTAGGTGGTAGCCGGTGGTCGCACTCGCCCCCTCGTCCTTGCCGGGGCGCTGCCAGTAGGACTCGCCCTTGGAGATGTAGAGCAGCTTGTACCCGTGCGGCTCCAATACCTCCGCCCAGGTGTGCTCGCGGTTGAAGGTGTCGCCTGGTCTGTCTCCTGCAGCACCAACCCCACGCTCGCGCAGTCCGTCCGCGGGCACGATTTCTGCTCCCCCTGCACGCGGCACCTCGTCATACGATCGTGCGAGGGCGAAGAGGGTCGCGCGCTCCTCGAGGGTGATCTCGGCCATGGTGTCCCACCCGCCGTGGACGATCGCCCACTTTCCCCCGTTGGGGTGGGTCCGGTCCCCGCTCGGGGCCGCGACGACGTAGCCCCCCTCGCCGCGGGTCTCGATAAGGGTCTGGATCTCGCCGTCCGCCGTGATCCGGCTCGCGAGCTTCTTGTTGCCCTCCCCGGTCGGCTCGGTGCACTTATAGAGGAGGTGGGCACCTCCGCGGGGGGAACTGATAAGGCAGCCGGCCGCGATCCGCTTGACCAGCTCATGCTCCCCGAACTTCTTGGCGATGCCGGCCTCGACCGCGGCCCCTTCGAGCTCGAGCATCTCGAGGTTCCCGCTGACCGGGCCGCAGGCGAATCCGATCCCGTCGACGTCCATCTGGGCGAACTGCACGATCTCGTCGTCGGTCGGTCGCTGCGACTGGTAGGGGGTCCATTTCAGCGCCGGCACCTTGTTGGCCCCGACGGGGATGACGCAGAGCCCTGCCTTGTGCGCCCTGACCATCGCAGCGGCCAACTCAGGATTCACCGCGCGACCTTACAGCGCGGGCGGATCAGTGTAGGCGATTGGCGAGCGTCCCGAGCGCGTACAGCGCCTGTGGGGGGACGACGGCGTTGCCCAGCATCTTCAAGCGTTGCGTCCGCGAGCCGTGCGTCCAGCCGTCGGGAAGCATCATCATCCACTCGACGAACTCAGGCGACAGCCGGCGCTTCTCGTCGCACGGTGCGGGTGCGGGGCGTCCGAGCGCTACCTCGTGGCGTGCGATGGCCTCGGTGTAGCGGCCCCACTGGTCAGGCTGCTTCCATGCGAGAGCGTTGAGCGGAGGGCTGTTCCGTTCCGCCTGGCTGGCACCGGCGACGTTCTCGCCGTCCTGCACCGTGGGCGTCGGGAGCAGTCGCCTCGCCTCCACGTCGAGCGAGCGTCCGCGCCCATTGCCGTTCGCGTGCCGCTCGTCGCGTTCCGCGCTCCGAAGGAATCCGTCACCACTGGGGTAGGCAACGACGAAGAGTCTGGCTCGTCGGTGGCACGCGCCAACGTCGGAAGCTCGTACAACGCGCCACGATCCCACGTACCCGAGTCGGGCAAGGTCACAGATGGTGCGCTCGAGTCCAAGTCGAACGAAGCCTGAGACGTTCTCACCGACGACCACTCGGGGTCGAAGTACCCGAATGGCTCGGGCGAAGTGCGGCCAGAGGTCGCGGTCATCATCGAATCCCTTCTGCTTGCCTGCAACGGAAAATGGCTGACAAGGAAACCCCCCGCAAAGAATGTCCACGGGCTCGACGCCCTCGAAGTCCAGCGTCATGATGTCGTCGTACCGCTTGGCGTCGGGCCAGTGGCGTTCCAGCACCGACACGCACGCGGGGTCCTTCTCGACCTGCCAGATCGTCGTGGCCCCGAAGAACTGCTCGCACGCGAGGTCGAGACCGCCTACGCCGCTGAACAGGCTGCCGAGGATCACGCCCTGCAATCTACAACCCGCAAGCCCCCGCCGTCGACCCTTTCTCTGCGCCGAGCAGAGCGTCGTGCGTTAGTGGCCCATTGGTCGCGAGGGGCGCGCGCCCCTCGCGCTACCAGTCCACGGATGAGGTTTTCGGAGCGCGTCGTCGGCTCTAAATGGGTCGGGCAGGCGCAGGAAAGAACGCGGCATAGATGGTCGAGATCCATGCTGTCGGGAATCGGACCGACGAGTGCCTCATAGACGACTCGGTGAACGCGCCTGACAGCGCCGGGAACTCGGATCGCTCCATACCCCTTCTGAGTGGCGCCTTCCCATAGCCAGCAGCCGGTGTTCGGCTCGAAGGCGATCCGCGCCATCGCTCGGTCGATCGCTGGTCGCGACTTCGGTCCGGGTTTCACAACAGGCAAGCCCCCGCCGTACTCCAAGCCTGCCAACCGTAGTTGTGCAGGATCGATAGAGCGAGAGACGACTGAGCCTTCATAGACATAGGACCGTTGAACGGCACGAAGCCAAAAACATTCCTCGGTGCCTGCTGCATCCCCTCTTCGTAGAGGCGGATGCAGCGCCAGCTCGCCGTGTCCGTCGTCACCCAGTCGCGCCACGACCCGACGCCGCCGAGCAGTGCGTTGATGTGCTCGATCTCGATCGCTTGCGCGCGCAGCCTTGCGGCCTGCACCATCCTGGCGTGGTGGACGTGGGCGGCATGGACGCGCGCGGCGTGGTGGTGCCGGAGTTGCGCCTGCGTCGGGCGGTGGGCCGGCGATGCGGCGCTGGCGCCGAGGGTGAGTGTGAGTGACAGGACTGCTATGCAGCAGCCAATGATGGACTTGCGCATTCGAGGTTCTCCTCCGTATCGATTATCGACAGCAACTCGAGGATCACATTGATCGCTCGACCGTCGACCACCTGAGCGGTGCTGAACCTCAGCAGACGAAAGCCCGCCAAGGTGAGGGCCTGATATTTCTCGAGGTCAGCCTCGAAGCCGGCGCCCCTCGTGTGCCGACCTCCCGACCACGTTCCGCCCTCCACCTCGACCGCGAGCTTCCGCTCGGGCCAGGCGAAGTCCACGCGCCACTTGCGGGTCGCGTGAAAGCGATACTCGCGCTCCCAGCCCTCAAGCCTGTTCGCCCGCAGGTGCAGCGCCAGCGTCTCCTCGCCCAGCGAGGGTGCCTTCGGCATCCGTCGAGGGTACCATCTCGACCCACCGCAACTTATTCTGCGGGCAGGGATGTCCCACGGTCGTTGCCAGGGCTTTCTGCGTCTGCCCGCACTTGGGGCACTTCCACTGCTTCACTTCTGCTCCCCGAGTGCTGCACCGAGGATGGCGAGGACGGCGGCTCGCTCGGCGGTGATGCCAGCGGCCATCATGTTCGCATTCGCGTCGCCGTGGAACGGCTGCAACTTCTCCTCGCACCGCGCCTTTACCGCTTCCAGTGCTGCGGTGAGTCGGTCAAGCTCGGCAGCGACCTCATCCCGCGCCACGCCAACGGGTCGCGCACCGTCCACCATGCCTTGCAGATATGCGGCCTCGGAGTTGTCCGTGTCCGCGAGCCAACGCCGCTTGGCCGACAATGCCGTCTGAGTCAATATCAGTTCGCGCCGCAACGCATCGCGCTCCCCTACGGCTGCGGCGAGGTCGGCTTCCATCGCGGCTACGGCGTTAGCGATGGCGGTGAGCCGCTCGCTGATTCTGATGCCCGGTAGCCCGCTCGGCGTGTCAGATGGGACGGTCCACTCGGGGTCGAATACCGCCGCGAACGTTGTCGCCAGCGCCCTCAGTTGCTCGCTGAGTGGGTCAGGCACCGCTCTCCCCTCTGCATCGTTGACCGTCGTCGTCCCACGTCCAGCCCTTCGCCGTCAGATATGCCTCATAGTCGTCGGGCATCGAGTCGATGTAGGTATGCGACCTATTGCAGCGGTCGCAATGCAGCCGTATGTTCGTCAGCAGTATCCCCGGTGCTCTACCCATCTCGCTCCCCCTCACTGTCCAGCGCCTGCATGGCGCTCCCTTCGTTGGTGGCTGGTGCGGGCGGCATGTCTCTGTCGAAGTCCCAGTATTCGATTGGCTCGTCAATGAACCACTCGGGCAGCGCGACCATCGGGACGTGCTGGCCTGCGAGCGTGTGGGTGCTGTCGCTCAGGAACTCCCACACGCCATCACGAATGAACGAGTGGCAGCGGGTCGGCTCCCCCTTTGCCACCGCTGCATGTTTGGCGTTGAAGAACGCCGCGTCCCGCGCCCACTGGACGCCGGTCACGAGCAGCGACGGGTTGACGGTCGGCTTGTCCAGACTCCCGTTCCACGTCCAGATCGGCTCGCCCGGTCCCTCGATGCTCACCGCGTGCAGATCGTCGCATCCGACGCATTGCATGTAGAGCCGTGCGCCACTCTCGCCCGTTGGCTCGTTGCGCCAGTTGCGAACCGCTGCGACGCTCACGTCCACCAGCAGATCGAGATTGCGGAGCAGCGTCAGCAGCAGTTGCGATCCGTTCGCGTCCATGCCATCGGCGTAGAAGTCAGCGCCCGGTGTCTCCACGATGTAGCCCTCGACCCCGCGCCGTGGCTCGGCATGCAACGCACCACGCTCGATCAGAGCAGTCGCCGCATCACGCAACTCGGACCAGCGTGCGGGGCGCACCCCGGGGACGACGGGGGACGGCCTTGCGCGCGAACCGTGTGGGGGTGTCGCGCGCAAGG